CAGACAAGGAGCCCGTCACTACTCTTGGTAGGACGATGAGATGTGTAGAAGGCATATTAAGCTTACTAAGAAGAACTGACACGTCTAAGACCATGAAAATGGGTTATGGTTCTATTATGACAATACTTAAGAGGCTAGGGAAAGACGATTTAGAGCTATCAGAGATGGAGGTCGAAGAGCATAAATTGCTGATTGAAGAATTCAAAATTGAGGATGAGCAGATTAGAGAATGCATTGCAACTGATCTGATTAATTTTGATCTTAGTCAGAACCCATTAGAGAACATTTCAGAACTTCTTGAGATTCTTGAAGGAAGAGGCGGAGTGTACACAGTCTTGTTTAAGAAGCAGCAGCTGACAGGCCCTCGAGAGATTTTCATAATGGACATTGTCAGTCGAATTGTCACTCATTTCATAGAGACTTTCGCACGAACAATTGATGAAGAGCTACCAATGGAAACATTGACTAAAGGGAAAACAAAGTATAAAATATCAGAAGAACATTTCATGAATGCATCAAATCTCATGAAGAAAAGAGGCTTCACAGAAAACCTGACTGGAATCGACTCAGATGATAAAACAACTTGGTGCCAACAGTTTACTATGCCCCTGTTTGGATGTTTCCTGACTGGTATGCTGCTGAAAGACAATCAGAAAGACGAGAAATTTGACCAGCTATCTAGTTTGCATAAGATATTCATGAGAATATTAAATTGTGTAGCTGCAAAAGATATTCAGATACCTACTAACATGATGGAGAGTTGGATTAACAAAGAGGAAATTGAATCAATAAATCCAGTTAATCAGAAGATGCAGTCAGATTTTCTAGGAAAATCAAAGCATGGGCTGATAGACAAATATTCTGTGACAATGCATAATTTCTCTAACATGATGCAAGGAGTTCTTCATTATTTATCTTCTGCTTTAGCTTGTGGCTGTTCACTAATGATTAGTAGAATTACAGGGAAAATAGCAGATGCATATTACGCAACAAGATTCAAGAAAGAAGAAATAATAAGAATGCCTGACTGTGTCAAGAACTCTTCAGATGACAGCAGTTTTATAAGGACAGTGATTTACAAAAGACCAGAGGACGATACAAAGGCAAAATATGCAAGAGATATGATAGTGACCATGATATCTTTGAGCTCTTACATAGGTAGAGAGTTGGCAAAACACATAACAATGTATCATTCTTATGCTAAATCAACTTCTCCTGACTTTTCTGGGAAAGAAGAATACAACTCTGTTTGGACTGTGGTTAATGTAACAATTTGTCCTGCGATCAAATTCATTTATGCTGCTCTCAAACCTAAAGTTAGTTCATCGATAGAAGATAGGATAAGAATAAGTTTTGAACTCAGAAAGCAATTGTTGGAGAATAATGCAGACTTTGGAGTAATAAATGTCTGCTGGCTAGCTCAAATGATCATGAACTACAAATGCATAGGTATGAACACAAACAGATTCTTTGATGAGTATATTGACATGTTGTTTGAAGTGGAATGTCCAGCCTTAGGATATTATCCAATCGATGATCCTGTATGTCCCAATCTTCTTGGTTATGAGAAATCTCTCCTGGATCTAGTGAAATCTTCAAGTAAGGCAAAAGCAGCACATTATTGGTTGCTGAAGAAAGATGGAATGGGTGTTGATGAAATGGGAAGACCCAGTATAAAAGTATCTATGCAGATAGGATCAAGATACAAGTATAATCAATTTTTGGACAACATCAGAGTACCATCTAATTATGAGCTTATAATAGAAAAGAAACCTGAGATGAGTTGTAGACCAAAAGAAGGGGTTGATGAATCTTTGTTTGAGATATACAAGAAATGTAAGAATCCATCTTCTGCTGAGGCTTTTGATTGGCCTAGCATATCTAAAATGCATTCAAGCTCTGTGTACATTCTTGATAGAGCATCGGTGATGTTCAGAGAAAAGAGAGTGGAAGATAATGTTATAGTTTGGAAATCATCAAAATATTC